CGTAGAGTTAAACTTAGAGATGATTTAAATAATGTATTTACTATTTTTGAAAAGTATCAAATATCTGATGGAACAAGACCAGACTTAGTTGCAGAAGAACTTTATGGTAGTAGTCAATATGATTGGGTGGTTTTAATCACTGCTGGAATCACTAGAGTTAGAGATCAGTGGCCTCTTTCAGATAGACAGATTTATGATTACTCTGAAGAACTTTATGGTGCAGATATAAATTCAATACATCACTATGAGACTATTGAAATTAGAGATTCTCAAAATCGTTTAATTTTACCTGCAGGAAAAGTCGTAGATGCAGATTTTAAAATCTCGTATTTCGATGATGGTAAAGTCTACACTAATGATCTTTCACTCGGAGTGGATGTTTATAACATTCCGAATCCTGTAATTGGAATTAGCAATTATGAATATGAAATTCAAAAGAACAATGAAAAGAGAAGTATTTACGTTCTTAAACCAAGATACTTACAACAAGTATTGACAGACACTAAAAAAGCGATGACCTATAGTGAGTCATCGCAGTATGTAAATGATAAATTAATTCGAACTGAGAATACTAGAGCGTTGGGTTTCTAATCAATCGTCTAGTGCTAGTTTTTTGAAGTATGAGAGATCTGAATCATCGTCGTCATCATCAGAATAGGAACTTGAAGGACTGAGATTGCTAAGTTCATTACGAAGTTCAGATTCTAGTTCACGAGTAGGACCACGGTAGTTTTCCTCATCTTCAACTTCTTCATCAATACGATTAGAAGTCTTAGTACCAAGAACAAGATCTAGACGACGTTTTAGTTCATCATAAGACTTGAACTTATCTGGAGTAACAAATTCCTGAAGAGAATATTCTTTCTTCCAGAGTGCTTCAAGTGCATCATCGTCATCAAATAGTGCTGATGGTGCTGCGAATTCACTTGAATCATAGTTACGATATCCAGCAACATTCTTTGCTTTCAGTTTGAAATTAGCACCAGTCCAGAAATCAAATGGATCAATAGCCTCTTCATCTTCAAACTCTGGTTGCATTGCAGCAGTGATCTTATCGAAGATTTTCTTACCATACTTGAAAATAAAGTTCTTACCTTCATTTTCAGGATTTGCTGGATCTTTGACAACGTAAATATTAGAAATATAAGTTAGTTTACGCTTTTGCTTTCTTGCCTGCTCTTTACCTGCATCAGTACCGTTATTCCAAAGTTGTGTATTATACTCACCTAGAGGATCTTTCTCACCGATAGTAGTTCGACTTAGTTCTAGATACCATCCACCAGGACCTTGGAATCCATGAGAATAGACTTTCACAAATGGTAGATCCTCACCATCTGGGGTAGGAAGAAAGCGGATGACTGCATATCCATTACCGGATTTATCACAGGATAGTTTCCATACACGATCATCAGTTGTACTATTAGAATTATTCATTTTCTCAACTTCTTTCACCAGTTTTTCGGTGAGAGAACCAAGTTTGGATTGCTTTTTAAGATTTGCAAAGTTAGACATAAGATTTTTTTGGATTAATTGGATTTGTTTGGATTACTTGGATATCATACCAGAGACTCGCTCAGAAGTCAAGCGTCCTCTTGAGGTAATCGATGGTCTTAGATATGTTACTAAAAACAGTATTCATGTCAATGTTTGATGGGTATCCCAACATAGTCATTGACGTATGAATATTCTCTCTCATCTGAATTGCTTTAGGGTCATCAGACAGAGACAGTCGAGTATACATGATTCGTTGCTTTTCTAGCAAGCAACTCAATGTATCGATGTGCTTCAATCTTTGATCACGAGAGTTCAACAGATTGTATAAAGGTAAATCTAAAATTTTATTCTGAAGTTCTTGAATTTCATTCAATTCCTCTTGAATAATATCGGAATCAAAAAGATTACTCATAAACAATATCTCTCAAAAGTTTTTTATATTGAAACACATCAATATTTATGAATGGTTTGTATTTGTGAATTTTTAAACTTACAGTTTCCCAAATTGGATCTAAAAGTTTCTTATCAAAATCTTTTGAAAAATTTAAGATTTTGTCGTAAATGACTAAGTTTTCTAAGTATAGACTTCCGCTTAGATACTTTTTGAGTATTACTGGATGACCCTTGATACAACTCAAAGCATCGTCTAATTTTGTCTGAGAGAACAATTCTGCTGATTGCTCCTTGAATAAGTACGTCAAACTTTGCTGACGTTTCATCCATTCGATGTAATTTTTTTCTCCAGAATTGATAATTTCTCCAATCCATAAGTTACCTGAATTATTTGAGGAAACAAAGTTTGAAACAAAAAAGTCAACAATTTCTTTGTCTTTATATTTTCTAGATACTTTTTCGAAAAAGTATCTATCGCTGCGTTTATGATACGAGTCTAATGATGCTCTAACCTTTTTATTATATTTAAAATAATCGTATTTTGGATTAGTGAAATGTGATTTAAGTGCAAGATAATTGCAAAAAACTTGAAAAGGTTCCATCAAAATGGTAAACGCGCTTTCGAACTTCGTTTCATAAAGTTGAGATTAATTGCATCATTTTTTAGACGTTCCTTAAGAGTCTTCGTTACCAATTTTGCAACAGACTCTACTTCTAGTTTGTGAATATCACAATACATTATAATTGCTTCAATGTAATTTACCTGTTCTAATGCAACAAGATTTTCAATTTCTTGAGCAAACTTTACTGGAGTTAGAAATTTACTCTCGATAACTTGTTCTAGTTCAGTTGTCGGTTCCATATATTCGATTTTGATATCTAAAAATGCTTCTAGTGGATTTCTCATAAAATCACGAACAATTATTTATTATAGGACACTGAACATCTGGCGTCAAGCACTCATAAGTTCTAAACGATCGTTGACAAATTTTTTAATATATTTAACTACTAGTTTCATATATTTGTCAAAGTCTTTTTCCTCATATACTACACATTCACCATTTTCACATGCCATGATAATGACAAGTTTTTTAATTCTAGTTCCAGTCATTTCATAGTATGCCATACCATAAAACATTGCCTGAACAAAGTAATTTTCAATCCAGTCTCTAGGTTTTGGTTTCTTGGAAGTTTTAAAGTCAATAACAGCAAGTTCTCCATTATATTCAGCAATACAGTCTGTTGTTCCAGCAACACCTAAATGTTTGCTAAACAATGCTCCTTCCAAGCAATGAATGTTGTTGATATTATTCAGTTCTGGTTTTGAGATCTTAAAAAGAAAGTCTGAAAGAGGTTGAACAGAAGGAAGATCCCGATTATAAAGATAGTTCTCTACAAGAGAGTGCATATCTGTTCCACGACTTGTTGCCGCTTTTGTGATGCGATCTGCTTCTTCTTCACCAACTCTATTGCGCCATTTAACAAAGATTTCTTTATTAAAATGACTAGTCACTGAAGTAATGGAGACCATCTTAAGAAGTTGGTCTCCATCAGGAATTGAATAATATCTTACATTATCTATAGTAGTTCTTTCCAGTTTGGGAAGAATCACATCAATATGATTAAACATTAAATTACAGTCCTAATGATTTTTTAGCGATTACAAATTCACGAACTAAGTTTGAGCGAACAATATCATCAACACCAAATTCAATTTTTTCAAAGGATGGCATTGCTTCAATTACACGAATAAAATCAATAATACCAGTCTTTTCACTTTGCTTGATCAAATCACTTTGCTCAATATCACCCGCGAACATAATTTTAGTATCTTCACCACATCTTGAAATTACTGAAAATGATTCATGACTAGAAAGATTTTGTGCTTCATCTACGATAACAATGGCATTGTCAAGAGTGACACCACGAATAAAAGAAGTACACCAAAAAGAAATTGTATTTTGTGCTTTTAGATTTCCATATAACATTTCAAAGTCGGCATCAGAAGGCATCTGAAACATGTACTTTACCATGTTCTTATATGGTATTTCGAAAAGAGTTTTTTTCTGATCCTCATCACCAGGCATAAAACCAATTTCTCTTGTTTGAACCAATGACCTTACGATATAAATCTTTTCGTAAGGTGTTCTTTCATCGAGAACTTCTTTTAATGCTTTATAAAGTAATATAAATGTTTTACCAGATCCTGGAACACCGTGAGCGAAAATATTTTTTCCCTCATCGTAATAATTGTATAATAACTTCTGATTTTCAGTGAGAGGTTCAATATCAATTAGGTAATCTAAACTAATTGTTTTTTTACGCTTCGCTTGACGAGTAGTAAGACCAACACCGATTGGTTGATCATTCGTCCTTCTTTTTCTTGCCATATTAGAGTTTTTTTACAATTGATCCTGGCATTTTGCTTGCTTTTGACAAGACTTCGTTCCAATAGGGATGTTTGGAGGTTAATTTATTCCTCCAATCACCGACTTCCTGGGAGGCAGCGCACCCTTTACTCCAATCTTTATCCCAGTCCGGATTATCTTTTCTCCACTGGTCATAATCAGCAATAGACATACTCAATTCTTTTTCTTCACCTGTTTTAAGGTTTTTAACGGGGTATAAAGGCATTTTTCAAAAGTATTATATAAAAAAATATTTATTTACATTTCTAGAAAAGGTTCTTCCTCCCCCATTTTACCTGAAATGTGTCACCAAGTCAATTTAGATCAAATAACC